CCCTCGCTAACATTTTTCTTAAAAAAGGTTCGCCTAAAAATATTTTATCTGCTATAGGCAAATTATGATTAGACCTAAGAAGAAGCCTGAGACTATTGACCAGCGTTATGAGCGTTTGAGTTCTGAGCTTGCCAAGTATGAAGAGATGGTTGGTGACGCCGCTAAGGATAAGGTTGGCGCTACTACTGTTGATAAGATGTTGAGGCGGTATCGGAATACTTCTAGGAAGGTTGTTGAGTATGCGCGTGATAAGCACCCTCGGTATCAGTCGCTTTTGAAGCAAGCTAAGGCGATAGAGGCTATGTGGGATAAGCAAGGGAAACATATAAATAAGAGTGCTGATTAGTGAGGGTTGGCGTTCTTAGTGCTGTAAGGATTCATCATGTCAAGAACACCAGCTTGGACACGGAAAGAGGGCAAGAACCCGAAGGGCGGGTTAAACGCAAAGGGTCGCGCGAGTTACAAGAAGGGTACGTTAAGACCGCCGGTAAAAAGCGGAGACAACCCAAGAAGGGCCAACTTCTTAGCAAGGATGGGCGGGATGGCGGGGCCGGAGCGCGACAGCAACGGGGAGCCGACGAGATTACTTCTAAGCCTAAGAGCGTGGGGCGCAAGCAGCAAAGCAGACGCAAAGGCAAAGGCAAGAGCAATCAGCAAGCGGAATAAGGGGAAAGCATAATGCCTAAAGGTAAAGGAACTTATGGAACCAAGGTTGGTCGCCCTCCCAAGCAGAAGCCGAGTGGAAAGAAGAAGTAATGGCTGTTAATGCGGCGGGTAATTATACTAAACCTAAGATGCGCAAGTCTTTGTTTCAGCGCATAAAGGCGGCTAACGTTCAGGGTACTGCTGCTGGCAAGTGGTCAGCAAGGAAGGCGCAACTATTAGCAAAGCGGTACAAGGCTGCTGGTGGTGGGTACAAGTGAAAGCTCCGCAGAAGTCATTAATGAATTGGGGCAAGCAGAAGTGGCGCACCAAGTCTGGCAAGAAGTCTAGTGAGACTGGTGA